TATATCAGAGAAATGGTAAATAGAGATAGATATGATGATCTATTTGAATTTGTTTATCTCTATTGCTTTGGTAATTTTAAAGACATAAGTGATGAAGAAATTAAAGAACAGTATGAATGGAGATATGGGGAGGACGCATGAAATATAAAGTATCTACAAAATGGACAGGATATTCAGAGATAATTGTTGAAGCTAAAAATGAGAAACATGCCGAAATTTTAGTTTATAAAGGAAAGTACGATCCACTTGATGAAAGTACGACAGGTAATGGTCTTGAATATGGTTATGATGATGAAGAAATTGTAGAAATAGAAAAAGTTTCTGTGGAGGACGCATGAGTACCAAAGAAATGTATGTGAATGTACTAGATATTAAATTCTATGTATGTGATGAAGATGGCAATGAAGTTTTAAACAAAGATGGAACTATCAAAGAGTTTTACTTTGATGGCAGATTAAAACCGTTGGAATATCTTTGTGAAGATATGACTGTTTCCGATTTAAAAGAAATAAAGGAGAAAGCATGAATAAAAAACAAAAATCATTGAGACTTAAAAGGATTAATGCCCAAAACAAACTATTCAAAAAGACAGGTTATTGGAGTTACAAGCAATTAGGATATGCTTCGCTTCACGCATCACAACAGAGAGATGCAGAATGACTAAATATCGCATTAAGTCAGATCACATAACCAAAGTTATAGATACTGACGATTACATATCCCAAGACTTAGACGCTATCTTTGAAAATGAAATAGAACTCATACACAAAGAAGAAAACAGACAACACAAAACTAAAAGTACATTAATCAAAATAAAGGAGGTAAGAGTTGAGAGTAATAATAGAACTTGAATTTGATAATCATAAAAACGATTATGAATTAACTGACGCAGAAGTTATTAATTACTTACAAGAACTAATTGATAACAATTGTTTAACTTATACAAAGGAGGACTTATGAACTTAAGTAAAAAGAAAATAGAACTACTTTTAATCTTGCTCATGCAAGAACGCAGAAAGGTTGAGAACTTTCAACATGATGAACGAGAAGATCCAGAGAAGTTAGAAGATATGAAGAACCATATCGAACTTATAGATCAAACAATTGCAATTTTAAAAGGAGAGTTTAATGAGTAGAAAATATTTTATTAGAGTTAGGAAAGAGTATGTCGGCTATTACGAAGTAGAGGCAGAAACTTTAAGAGAAGCAGAATGGAAAGCAGAAGGTTTTTTAAGGGAAGAAACAGACGATCAAGTATCTCCTTCTGTTGACTTTGAGGAGTTTGATCCTAAAGATTTTGTAAGAGAAGAAATGGTCGAAGCTCAGATGACTTTCAAAGGTAGTCATTAATGGATTTGCTATTCATACAAGCTGTAATACTGGCCATAATTGTAGCTTTCTTCTTTATCAGCGATAAATTGTGAATGCGGCCTACTTAATCTAAATCAGACACACTTTTATTTTCTAGAGAGTTTGTTTCTTCGGAGACAAGCTCTCCTTCTATTGTAGTCCCCAGCAGAGATGCCAGCCGGGATTCAACTTCTTCCCTAGACATTTGATCTATCTTACCGAACATAACTTCTTTTCGATCCACAACGAGTCCCCCGACTTTCAGCAAACTATTTTGTGCCGAGATTGCTGCATTAAAGGATCCAGCCTCCAAAGCCTGATCCCGAATCTCATACAAATCTTGTACTGCTCTGTCGTAGTTAAGCTCATACTTCTTCTTAACTTCTTTCATAAGTGAGTCGTATTCGGATCTAACCAAGGGATTAGACATAAGATTATTAGCAGCTTGACGGGGAGATTTATATCCCGCCTTTGCTGCTGCTTGAACTAATGATAGTCGTGGATTATTAACTGCGTGCCAGATGAATAGATGTTGTCTGCGATTAAGTCTTTTATCTAAATTGAAATATTCTATAGGGGCATCATCAGTAGCTTCGATGATAGGCTCTAATTCCTCTAATACTTGTGTATTACTCTTCGCCATGCTTAATTTAAATACAGTCTCCCCCTACATTCCCCTAATGTATTTTCTAAGAGTACAGAAGTTTTCAATAGTATGCAATAGAGAATATGAAAAAAGTATGTCTATTTATCCAAATACTCTGACAAAAATGACAAAAATAAAATATTCGCCAAAACCCCTTAATATAAGGCTTTCGCTTGTCACAATAGGAATGACAAAAACCCGACAAAATTAGCCATCAAACTCAAAATCAAAATCAGGCGTGAAAACTATGCTGTTTGGAGTCTCAACATACTGTGAAATCATCTCATCTACCGCCTTTACGCAACTAGCTTCATCAAAACCAGTCTCTTCCAGGAGTCTAGCAAAAGCATAACTCATGACCCGCTTATAAGTAATGACACGCTCCACGCCTCTGAAATTGTGATTTGTAACCATGCTGTCTAAAGTTTCAATCATTTCCTGTATATCAGGAGTTTCTTGCTTATCCTTTATGTTTACTATCTTTAAATCACTCATAACTAAATATATATAAAATAGGGTACAAAGTGTGGACATCTCTATACATATCCTTATAATAACACTTTTTAACAAAGGAGAAACTATGAGTAAAAATACAGCAGAGGATCTGCTTAGAAAGGATAAGTTTAATTACCTTATCCATCAATTAAGCAAGCATCTAAAAGACTTAGAACAAGCTCTCAGAGAGCAAATACAAGAGATAGAGGAACAGGAAGAGCAAGAGGAACAGTTTGTCTGTGAAACTTGCGGAAAACCCGCCGATTACAAGAAAGGCGGACTATTCTTTTGTATGGAGCATCTCAATTGAGTTTTCTAACACCTAAATTCTTCTCTACACCCTTTATCTATGATGACGATCTTTCTTGGAAAGATAACTACGCAGAATGGCTAAAGATAACCAACAAAGAGCTAAAGGCTTGGGGAGAAGATGAATTATCCTACGTTGACGGTATGCGAGCTTTCGCAAAACAATGGGGATTCAAATCAAAACACGCAGAGAGGAGCAAAGATGGAACAACACACTAAACTACCAGAGTTTTTAGAAACTAAAGAGTATCTTGTAATAGGAGAAGCATTCTATTTTCCAGATATATCCAATGATGATTATCATTCGAGTCCAGGACATTCATCATCAACTGTAAGAAGATTTATGCAATCTGAGGTTCATGCACTAGAGGAGGAAGTAAAAGATTCTCCAGCACTTAGATTCGGTACTGCAGCACACGCTTATATTGTAGAAGGCGAGAACGCTTTTGCAAAAGAGATTGCTTGCATCTCTGGATCTCCTTACACAAAAGCAAACAAAGAACTGAAAGCAGACTTTGAAGAAAGAGGTTATACAGTCATATCATCAGACGATAGAGAAAAGATCCATGCTATGTCTAGACATCTAATACCTGAAGCAGATAAATACTTACATCCAGATATAGGAGAATATCCTTCGGTGTTTGAAGTACCACATGAGAGGGCTATATATTGGTATGAAGGAGATTTACTTCTTAAGGTAAAGTCAGATGTACTCAGACACCCAATCAAGTCGCCCTATGCTACCAATGAGATCATCTTAGTAGATTACAAAACTACACAAGACTGTTCTCCATACGGATTCTTACAATCTGTTAAGAAGTATCAATACGATATTCAAGCAGCTTGGTATAAAAGAGGATTTGAAAAGGCGGGATTCAAAGTAACAGATTTCTATTTTGTTGCACAAGAAAAGACTATGCCTTTTGCAAATAAGATATTCAGAGTCAGCGAATCAGATATGGAAGTTGCTTGGAATAAAATCAAACATGCTTTACCGAGATTTGAACAAGTGTTGAATGGCGATAAAGCTAAGATCTATAACTCACCAGATATAGTCGATCTATATGTCTGGACAAAACCAATAGGAGAAGAATAATGGAGGAAAAATATGCACAAATATTAGAGGTAGCTAAAAGTTTAGACAAAATTAAAAGCTACATTTTTGAAACAGGTAAACCAGATGTTTATTCTGCAAAAGAAAAGGAGATAGACGAGGCAATAGATATTATTGACGACTATCTGCAAAGGAATTTAGACACACTACTAGGTAAGGAGGAGTAATGAATAAAGCAAAAATTTTAAGAAAAATACTACGTAACGAAAGAACCATGACACAAATACTTGAAAGGCTTGAAAGATATCGAATTAATTACGAAGAACTCGAGGGAGAAGTAAAACTTTTATATGCAGATTTAAATATGCCTTACACATCTTCTGTTAATCTTCTGGATCTACCTTTTTTTGAGAAACTTACAGGAAAAAATTCTAAAAGAGACATATTAATCATGAAGGAGTGGAATGAAAATCTAGATAGCACTTTACAATCTATTGCTAATAAATATGATTTAACTAGAGAAAGGGTAAGACAGATTTTAGAAAGATGGGAAGATATTGGATATCACATAAGAGAACCTAAAGATAGAACTAAGTTTCGTAGAAAAAAAGAACTTGATTCTGTTCATGAAGAAATTGTTAATGCTATTGAGTCTTGTTATGGAACACCAAAGTTTTCAAAGTGGAAAAAAAGTTTTTATAAAAAAGCTAATTTATGGCAAAGAAGATATCTTAGAGAGATTTTGCTTACTTATTGGAAAGAGGGAAAAGCAGATCCTTTATTGTTCGTAGATGTTGAAGGAATCAAACTTAAAAAAAGGCACTATAAAATCTTAAAGATGAAAAAATCTGGCATGCAGTTAAAAGATATAGGAAAAAAACTAGGCATATCAGAGCAATTAGTTGCTATGGCGATTAGAGATTTGAAACAAGCACATCTACTTGCTCATGAAAGTATAACTCAAGTTGAATCTGTATCTTTATCTAAAGAGGAAGTAGATAGAAGGCTTAACAAGATGAGACAAAAAGTTATTGAAGGCATAGCTTTGAGTAATTTAGATCAAGAAGGAAATATAAAATACGATATTGGAACTAGCAATGCTACTGCCATGCATTTTGTTAGAAGACACCTTTTAAAGCCAACTTTTTTTAGAGGTTCTAAATGACTCAGTATTCATCTCAAGTAGAGGCACAACAAGCTCTATTAGAAGCTGAAGAATGGGCAAAACAAATAGATTGGATCATTACCGACAATTTAGATAATACTAATTACGGTTTTAATTACCCAAGAGAAGAAAAGTTAGGTATTTGCCAATGCGTTAAATACAACTCAGGTATCGTAAAATGCGAAAACATTTATACGGGTAAAATTACTTACTTTGGAAAAAGGTTAGAGGGTAGGGAATTATTAGATAAATATTTGTTCGGTTGAGGGTAGCTCGCTCAACCAACAAGCTACCCAACGTCCAGGAAATGAATCTTATAGGAGAGTCCTGAACGCTTAGAATGGGGGAGGTGGATTCTCTTCCGCATCACTACTCGCAAGATTTTCTAACTGTTTAAAAGTTAGTATCTTGTTTCTGTAGGATGTTCTTTTTTGTCCTTCCTGATCCAACCAATCTTCTTCAACTTTATCTAAAGCAATCTGAACTTTTTTACCAATAAGCTCATCTTCCTTTTCGATCTGCTCCTTAAATCCTATGGCTTTTAAAAGTTTTGTCCATCTTTGTGTAGCAATATTTTTATAATCTTCTTTATCGCTCCACAAGTTAAAGTATTCTGTGACATCTTTAAACTTGCCGTCAGCGACTTGGAAAACAACCTTAAAGCTAGTGTTACCAGCTTTACTAACATGCTCCATAGCTTCTAAAACCTTACAATCGTAGTCTCCCTTAGGAGCCACTTCTGGCCCTAAAGGAGCTTGCAGATCTAGATCACCCATAAATTCTACATCTTTAAATAACGACATTAGCTACCTCCTTCTGCTGTTTTGACTTCTTGTACTTTTGGAGCAGAAGAAATAAAACCAAGTTTGGTAATTAAGTTTGTTAGGTTTGGTTGTTCAAACGGCTCCAACAAACCACTTCTATCTTTTGCATTAAACCCTTGTCCAATTTCTGTTTGCAACCATCTTTCTCTGGTAAGGTTGCCCTCATCATCTTGTCTTTCAATGACTCTTAAAGCTAAGACTTCATCAAAAAAGTAAGGAATAGATTGACCAAGTTTGGCTCCTACCATCTTTGGTTCATGAACAAGAGATCCATCTACATTCAATTTCTCTTCTTTACAAAGAAAAATGACATGCATCTGCAAATCTCTGAAAGCTCTCATAACATTAGTAACAGTTTCTTGCACATTACCATAAGCCATTCTGGCATCTTTATGTTTAGCTTTCTCAGCAGATAGTAAAAGTTCACTAATCTCTGAAATAGAATCTAGACATACTGTATCGTATTTGCCTTTTAATTTTCCATTTCTAAGAGAGTTGTGAAGCTCCATGACTTCTGCTGCTTCTTTTACTTCTATTGCATCAATGTTTGGTTTGTCCTTAATTGATAGCAATCCAGCTTCTGCACTTATGACAAGTTTCTTGCCAGGGGCGGTAGAACAAAGATATGTTTTACCAGATCCAGAAGCCCCATACACTAGCACTTTAGCGCCTTGGTCTTGAACCATAGCGCTAGGGCTAACTATATTATCTTCTATACTCATAGTTCACCTCCGTTAAAAAAGTATTGCGTGAGTGTACTATATTAGTTACACTCCGTAAATCTTTTTTTATCGGAGGAGTAACTTGTCACAAACGCATAGCGAAGTCTGGAAAGCAAACTATTATTTTAGAACAGCTATTATTGCAGCAAGAGAACTCAAAAAAATGGAACGGCTTAACATCAAGCCACAAAACACAAACAGGAAGGTAAAAAGTATGACATTAAGAGAATGGATAGAGTTCTATGGAATGAAAGCTTCTGCTGAATTATTTAATGTTTCAGAGTCAACCGTGAAAGCTTGGAGATATGGCTATAGATTGCCATCTATAAAACAGGCACAAAAAATTATACAGGCAACAGACGGAAAGATCGGCTATGAATCAATGTATGGAGCAATAAAAGATATAGTTGATCAAAAGGATGTTTCAGCTAAATCTATCTGAGAACGATACAGCATTAGATCTCGCAGAAGCCTATCATACAGAGGGCTATAGCGTTGTTCCCCTATTGAGAGCCAATAAAAGACCTTTAGAGGATTGGAAGAAGTATCAATATGAAAGACCAACTGAAGAACAAATTCAGAAATGGTTTTCAAATAGAGATGATTTAGTTGTTGCTTTGGTATGTGGTGATTTTCTAGTTGTTGATGCAGACAGTCCTGAAAGTATGGATTGGGTTGAAAAGAATTTACCGCCAAGTCCATTTAGAGTTATAACTAGCAAAGGCATGCATTTCTATTACAACAACCCACAAAACTTTTCTACCTTTGCTACTAAAAGAACTGCAACGACACCTATAGAACGACATATAGATATCAGAGGAACAGGAGGTCTGATAGTTGCTCCTCACAATAGGCATGCTAGTGGAGCCATATACAAGCCTGTTACATTTCCTGATTGGAAGGTTATGGATGTTACAGATTTACCTGACTTTACAGATGTAGAGTGGCAAAAAGTTACAGGAGTTGCTAAAACAGAAACACAAACAACCGTTTCTCCTTTTTCGTTAGATGGTGTAAACGAGGGATCTAGAAATGATCAGGCAGCAAGGTTAGCGGGTTATTTGATATCAAAAAATATAAACCAAGAGTTTGTGAAATTTTTCTTACAATCTTGGAACACTAATAACAATCCACCATTACCACAAAAAGAAGTAGATACAGTTGTTAGGAGTGTAAGAGAAACGCATGAGAGAAAGAATGCAAAAGCTCCTTTATTTGTTTCTTATGAAGAATCTATACCAAGACCAAAAGATCTGTTTAATCCTCCAGGATTAGTTAAAGATATGTTTGAGTATTGCGAGCAGATAGCACAAGTATCTCAGCCTGAACTATCTATGGTAGGAGCTTTATCTTTGGCTAGTGTTAGTTGCGGAAGGATCTACAGCACAAACATTAATAATTTTTCTAGCTTATTTTTTATGGGTATTGCTAAGTCAGGACAGGGTAAAGAAAACATCAAAACATTTGTAGAGAGAAACTTGAACGCTTCAAACCATAGTGCTTTGCTTGTAGGGGATGGTTATACATCTAGTGGAGCAGTCCATTCAATACTCAAATATAGACCCACTCAGATCACCATAATGGACGAATTTGGAAAAAGATTAGAGGCTATTAGCAATCAAAGCAATTCTAACAGAGAAGACGGTCTACAGACGCTTATGGAGGCTTGGGGAAGGTGTCATGGGACTTTAAGACCAGATAATTACTCAATGATGAATGTACCTGAACAATATAGAGAACAATTCATGAATAGAATTACACATAAACCCGCAATCACATTGGTAGGACTATCTGTGCCAAAGAACTTTTACAGAGCCTTAAACTCTGGCCGTATAGCAGATGGTTTCTTAAATAGATTTATAGTAGTTGAATCAAAAGAACCAAGAAAAATGTCAGCACTCAAAGAGTCTACTACTCCACCTAAAAAAATTACTGATTGGATAGATGGGGTTAGATATCCAAAAACAAGATTGATGGCTACTGCAATAAATAATGCTGAAATGGATTTCAAGCAACAAGTTTTAAAGTTTGATGATTTATCAAAGGAGTTATTGAATGACTTGGCAAGAGATATTGTTAAAAGACAAGACATATTAGAGAAAGATAATTTAGAACCTTTGTTATCTAGAACAAGAGAGAAAGCCATGCGTTTATCTTTGTGTTGTGCGTTAGCAGATAATGTAAACGCAGAAATAATTTCTGGAGATATTACTAAATGGTGTATAGACTATGTAAATTATTACGACAGCATCTTTATAGAAGCTTGTAGAGATAAGGTAGCGAGTTCTGCAACTGAATCAAAAATTAAACAAGTTCTTAATTTTATAAGATCCAGAAACGGAGATGGTATTTCCAAAAGAGAAGTAGATAGGCATGAATTATTTAGAAGCATGAAGTCACATGAAGTTAAAGAAATTATTGATAGGTTGATTAATGCTGGAGAAATACAAGAAGTCGAAATAAAGGTTGGAGGTAAAGGTAGACCAGCTAAAAGATTTGTAGCAGTTGATCCAAATTATTTTGAGGAGTAAATGAAAGTAAATAAATTTTATTACAATCCATTACCTGATTATTTAGAAATTAAAAAAAGTAAAATTGACGGTATGGGTATCTTTGCAAAAGAAGATATAGAAAGAGATACCAATATTGGCATAACGCATGTTCAGATTCCAATACTCACAAACTTTCTAAGAACGCCTTTAGGAGGCTTTATTAATCATTCAGAAAAAAATAATTGCTATTTAGCAGAAATGCTGAATTGGGATGGATATAAGGTTTTTAATCTGTTCTCAGAGGTTGATATATTAAAAGGCGAAGAAATTACGCTTAACTATCATATACACGATTTATAGAGGTAATTATGAAACCACCAAGTTTTGAAACTCATCAAGATCAAAAAAGAGAAGAAAGAGTAGCGGGATTTTTAGAGGGCTTATGGAACGTAAGTTGTTTTAAGTTGCCTGTGAGTTATGCCTTAGACTATTGGATAGAATCTAAAGAAAGATGTTATTGGTGTGAAGTCAAATGTAGAACCTTTGAAGGGGATAAATATGATACTTTTATAATCTCTGCTAAAAAATTTAGGAAAGGAGCTTCTTATGCAGAATCTACCAAAGTACCATTTATTTTAGTTTATGCTATGAAAGATAGTGTTTGGTGTCATGAATATGACCCAAAGTTTAAATATGATTTAAGAATGAATGTGAACACTTCTCCTGAATCAGATGAAGATAACGAACCCTTCGTTCATATACCAAAAGATAAAATGATTTGTTTGTCTGATAAACCATTAGGTATGGATAGAAATGAAATAGGTATTTTATGAATGTATTAAGTTTATTTGATGGTATGAGTTGTGCTCAACTCGCTTTACAAAGATCGGGCATCAAAGTAGATAAATACTATGCAAGTGAAGTAGATAAATATGCTATTGAAATTACACAAAAAAACTTTCCTAACACTATACAAGTTGGAGATGTAACAAAATTAAAAGCAAAAGATTTCAAAGATATAGATCTAATAGTTGCTGGATCTCCATGCCAAGGTTTTAGTTTTGCGGGCAAACAACTTGCATTTGATGATCCAAGATCGGCTTTGTTTTTTGAATTTATAAGACTACTAAAAGAAATAAAGCCAAAATATTTCTTACTTGAAAATGTAAGAATGAAAAAAGAATTTATAGAAGTTATTACACAACAAGTTTCAGATTGTTATCCTGATTATCAGGGCTCGGGACTCTTTCCAGGATTGATAGAACCAATACTTATCAATAGCGCTTTACTAAGTGCACAATCGAGACAAAGACTTTACTGGACTAATATACCAAATGTTGAGCAACCTGAAGATTTAGGAATTGTTTTAAAAGATATTCTGATTGACGATTACGAAACAGAAAAAGATAAATCTTATTGTATAGATGCAAACTATTATAAGGGAGCTAGTGTTGACCAATATAAAAAGAAATCAAGAAGGCAGTTAGTTAGTAAAAAAATATCTGATTACAATTTATCAGATAAGATGAATAAAAGAGTTAGAGAAAACCCAAGATCTAGAGCATTTAAACCAAATCAGAAAAAAAGTGGAGCGTTATTAGCTAATCAAGCTAAAACATCTACAGATAGTTTGTATGCTTTGAGTAAACCTAAACAAGTTGGAAAAGTAAAAGATGGCGGGCAAGGCAACCGCATTTATTCTGCTGATGGCAAATCTTCTGCTTTATCTTCTCAATCAGGCGGTACTGCGGGTAATGGTAATACATTAGTAGAAACCAAACCTAAACAGGTTGGTGTTGCTACTGACATAAACGGGCATGATATTTTAAAAAGAGTTTACTCAGAAGACGGCAAAGCCCCAACTTTAAATAGTATGGGAGGAGGTAATAGGGAACCCAAGGTTATGGTAAAAAGACTGCCGAAAGGATCTAGTGGTAAGTCTTGGTTTTTTGAACAACAAACATATATGGAAGATACGGATAAGACTGGCCCATTAAAGTCTAGTTCAGGTAGTGGCAACATACCAAAAGTAGTGACAGGAGGTAGGGTAGTAGGCAGAGCTTATGATAAAGATGGTAAAAGATCAGATAGATTTGGCGACTCTGTAGCGGGTAAAACTGAACAAATGTTAGAACTGCGTCAAGATAAAAAATCTAATGCACTCACTACTGCACAAAAGGATAGTTTGGTCGTGCAGTCAGAGGATCTTACTTGGAGAAAGTTATTGCCAATAGAATGTGAAAGATTGCAAACAGTTCCTGATAATTATACGGAAGGAGTTTCAAACACTCAGCGTTACCGCATGCTCGGCAACGGCTTTACCGTTTCGGTAATATCCCATATATTTAACAACATTAAATAATTCTTCTACCTGCTAACCTTTCTGCAAACTCAACTCTATCGTCAAAGTCTGTTGCTGCCGTCAATGGACCTGTTGCTACAGGAGTTATTTGTGGCATAGGTATGTTAGTAGTTCTTTGAGGTATGGTAATTGTATCTCTCAAATCTCGTAGAGTTTTTCTCTCACTTTCTAAAGCTTCCAAAGGATTTAATTCTTCTAATAAGGCTTGTCCTTCTTCTCCTGCTTCTTTAGTTAAATTATCTATTTGTACCTGTAATTGATCGCTTGGCACTAACAATCTAATACCAAATTGTCTACCAGCTCTCTCTATAGCATCTATAGCTTTTACAATAGATCCTTTATCTGTTTTAGCTGCTATTTTTAAAAAAGTTGCGTTACCCATAACAGTTTTCATAATACCTAATCCTATGATGGTTGGTAGCATAGCTAAGTTTAGAGCTCCAGCAGCTATACCCGCAGCAACTAGAGTACCTGCTGTGCCTCCTCTGCCAACTTCTCCCGCCGTTAGACTTCTCATGCCCTGTTCAAAAGCCCTTAATGCATTTTTAGTTTCTGATCCAAACATAGCCTCTAATGTATCGTCTCCATAAGCATCTAAAGCAGATTTAAGATTTTCAGGTTTGAATATATCTGTAATTCTACCTGTACCTTTTCCAGGAGCATCAATAGCCTTTTCTAATATTTTACCCATACTGGCTTGTTGTATTCTTGCAAAGTCTGCGGGATCTAATGTTTCTTCTAATGCTCTTATAGCACTTGCATTTTTTGGTCTAAATGCTGCAGCAACAACTTCATCAGTAGATAAGTTTGGTAAGTCTCTTAATATTCTATTACTTTGAAATATTTCTAGTTCACTTCTAGTTTTTGCAAGTTGTTCTAGCTCTTGCATGAAAGCTTCTGTTTTTCCCAAACCTTTTTCTTTATTAAATTGTTTAATTAAAACAGATAAATCTTTAGCCTTAATATTTACATTTAATTTTTCCAACTCATCCATAGTCCTAAAAACATAATCAGCATCTTTGCCAAACAAGACATTAGCTTTTTCTCTATCATTTGCGTAAAGCCTTTTCACATCTCTAGCAAACTTTGTAAAGTCTATATTTTCTGTGACCCCATCTGTATTTTTGACAGCAGTTTGGTTAAAGAATCTTCTAATCAACCCTTGTCTTAGCTCTTCTGCCTTATTAGATGGAGCTTCATCTGGCTTCATAATTTTTAAATAATCATCATATTCTCTTAGACCTCTAAATATTTTATCTAAATCATTACCACTAATATTTCCTTTGATTACTGTTTGATATATGTCATCAGCATCAGTCCCGCCTTTAAATGATTCACTAATCATTTTTTTCACTTTTAAGTTAGCAAAAGCATTCATATCTTCAGCATATCCTCTATTAACATCTCTCAGACTTCTTACTAAAGTGCTAACTTTTTTACCTGATTGTCTGCCTATGCCTGTATCACCTACTATGCCTTTGTAAAAGTTAGGATCTTCTACAGCACTAAATATACTTTTTCCAGGCTCAGAAAACTCTAAATGTCTATCATCTATTGCTTTTATAATTCTTGTTAAAAATGCTTCTTGTGAACCACCAAATAATCCTGCATGCTTTGCATTCAAAAGTTCAGATAAAACATTTCTAGATTTCTCTAAGAAAGGCACATCTATAAAATTCATAAAATTATTTTGATTCAACTGCATGTTTGGATCAATTTCTAAGAGAGTTTTAGCTGAATCTGCTTCTCCTCTAGCAATACGTAAAGTTCCTTCATACATAGCATCATAATCATCTAACATCTTTATTCCTTTACCGTAAACACTAGCTATGGTTGCATCAGCTTCGGATGCTCCAAAATCGTCAGGAAGTCTAGCTTTTAGAGCATTTAAATCATTTCTAAGCTCATTTAATATAGGTCTGATACCATTATATAGCTCTACTTGTACTGAGGCTTGTAGTGCCTCTTCTGTTTTCGTAAAGTCATCTATACCTGGACTTTCAGTCAGCTCGCCAGCATCCCTAGCTCTAACGACTTCATCTCTATTTTTAAATCTTGGTGGAGTTTTAAAATCTATTAGATCACCAAATAATCTATTGAGTTGTTTGTATTGACTACCATAATTGGTTTGTATCATTTCTCTTGCGGATTGGAGAGTATTTTGAATCTCCGCCCCTATCTCTCTTGAAGACAAAACACCACCTGAAGTTTCTGATAAAGCTTTTGGACCAGCTACATTTTCAAGTACATCATCTAGTAAAGTTGAAAGTTGTTTTTTAACATTTTCATCTGCTTGACTCAATGCAGTATATTTAGCTGTGATCTGTTCATCTAAAGATCCTTTTGTAACCTCATCAATATATGCAGATAAATTATTTTGATCTGAATCAATAAGTCTAAGTAATTTATTGAGTTCCGCATTTAAATACTTTTTGGTTTTACCTGTTCTAGCGTCTCCTAATACAGTCTCTGCAATTTTCTGAAATCTTCCAGGTATGGCTCTGTTCAAAGCATCTTGTGATGGTACTGCTCTTTCAGCAAAAACTTCTATTTGTCCAGCTTTGATAGCTTTTTTTATTTCAGCCTCTGTAGCCTCTCTACCTAAATTTTTGTCTAACTTCATCAAATCTATAATAGATCTACCTAAGTTAGCTTGTTGTATAAATCTTAAATTGTCGAAGGGAGCTTTTTTACCAAACATACTTCCATATAAAAGACCAAGACCCTCTCCAAGCCCTTGTCCGAAACCACCTAAAAGTGCTTCTTGCCCTAAAGTTTGAGCAAGTTCGTTACGGTCTTGTAATTGAAATCCTTCTGCTGCATCTAAAGCCTCTTCTCCACCTTTACCAGCAGCTGAACCAACGGCTGCTTGAATTATTCTTGCAGCTCTACCTGAACCTAAAAAAGAAGAAACTATTTTTGCCAATCTAAGTTGTGGAGACATCATTATGATAGCTCCCGCTATTGGACCTACAACTCCTGAAAAGTCAGATAAATCTCTACCAAAATTAACTTCTCTCTCATCTATAATTACGTTTTTAGCTATCTTTGTGCCATCGCTTAAGGTTACAAATTTTTGTAACTCAGGCAGCCCAAGCTCCTCTAAGCCTTCATGCGTTACAGCTAACCTACCTCTTGAATCTCTTGTAAAACCACTTGTTCCTAAAATATTAGTAGCAACTTGGTCTTGTTCAGCAAAAGGGTTTGGACCTTTAGTAATCTCTGTTCTACCTAACTTAGATCTTAGACCCCTAATATTTGGTATACCTGTTTCATAATCAAAAAGAATTTTATCAACATCGCTAGACAACTCACTCGTAAGTATTTTTGATTTTGCTATTTTTCTAGCTTCCTCTTCACTATTAGCTTCAATAATTAAAGAATTACTGCCATCAACATTTACTCTGAATCTTTTCATTATAAATCTATGTCTACTATTGCCTGATATGAAGTCGCAGCGGTTGGAACATAAGGGGCAAAAGGATCATCTGCCAATACTGAATTAATACTACTTAATTTAGAAAGTATGGTATCAAAACCTCTTGAACCAAACTCAGGCGATTGCAAGAATCTCATTTCATCCTGAATGTCACCCTGTCTTGCACGATTAGCTAATTGTAATTTTTCTAAAGATTTTTCTAATTTAGTTATTGCTATATCTGGAGATTCATCAATTTTTATACCACCAAACACATCTTTAATTATATCCCTGTCTAAGTTTGAAATGGTTCTACCTGATTCTCCTAATATGTCTCTAATATTACCTTGCCTTACAACTTCAATTAATTTGTTAATTCTTGTTCTAGCAGATTGATTCTCAGGTCCTTCATCATAACCAAATAAAGCTTGTACCCTATCTCCAAGTTCAGCCATAAATCCAGGTATACCACCTAAAGGCTCTCCTGTTTCTCTAGCTTTTTTAAATATATTTAATGCTTCTTGAACAAATCTTATACCTGCTCTACCGCCTTCGTATTCCTGAATCTTTAAATTTATATTTTGTCCAGAGTCTCTTAATGCTTTCAAGTCAGTTGCTTTGAGAGCTGTTTTTGTAGCTCCTTCTGCTCTTGCTTTTGCTAAAGCAGCTTCTTTTTCTCCTCTAATTTTAGCTGCATCAGCAGCCCCGCCTGCTAATCCTAAATCTACTCTACCTGTTTCAACTAATTTACCGCCTACTGCACTAATAAAGTCTAATGCTAAATCAGGATCTACTAATGGTTGGTAAGTTTTAGCTACCTTTCTTGCTTCATCTACAGGTTCATCTTTCTTCGTAGGGTCAAAAGGTATATCTATAGGCTTTGTAGGATCAAAAATAGCACTAGGTGTTTCAACAAAATCTTCTTCCTCAACTTGTTCTTCTATTGGTAATTCTTTTTTAGTTTCATCATCAATAGTTAAGTTATCTAATTCTTGTTGTATAGAATCAGTTTCGGTAATTAAACCATATCCTTTTAGAGCTTCTGCTGTATCTACAGCCATGTCTGTTCTAGATTTAGGTACAGGCATTTCTTCTGGCATACCTGCAAATGCTGCCTCTATATTATAAAAAGCATCACCACCTATATTTTTTCCAATTCTTATTATATTTCTAAATAAAGCACCAAAATCCGTTGGCTCATTAAACATACCTTTTCCTATTCTTGATTCGATGCCTTCTATAGTTCTATCTCCAACCTGAGCTCCAAAAATATCAATCATAGGAAATGGTTGATCGTCATAAACATTCAGAAGACCTGGCACATCTACAGCTGCAAAACCTAATAATGTTTTTCTAGCCTCTTCTCCTGCATAAAAATCTGGCGAGTTGATAATATCGTAAACCAATCCGCCTTTCGTCTTTGCAGCTCTATTTTTTAAATCTTTTATATACTCAGGTGTTAATGTAAAAATTCTACCACCAACACTAAATTGATTAGGTTTCAAACCAGTTTTAGTTGAAGGAGGTATGAGGCTAGGAGTTAAGTCATCAAACTCTCCAATTAAATCTACATTTCTGATATTGATATTATCTAATCCAACAGGATCTACAGTAGGTACAGGTACCGCACTAGGTTTTGGAAACTCTAAACTTGCAGATACAAATTTACTTTTAGCTTCATCCCCAAGCAATCTATCAGCAGTAATTCTAGGAGTGTCTTTGCCTGCTACTATTTCTTCTACTTCTGCTAAAGATAAACCTGACACTCCAAATGAAGACGCATATTGATTTACTGCATCAAATATTTCTTTTGCAGTTTTAGTGCCATCATTCAGATTTGCTGCATAAGCTTGTAAATTAACAGCAGGAGAGTCAGCCTGTCCTCCATTTTGAAACATTCTTCTTTTTAATACACTCATTATGCGTTCTGCGAATAAGGGCTTTCAGCCATAGGTTTTCTTAAAGCAGCATACATGCTGAGTCCAGCTCCAGCTCCTACTGCTGCAGGATCTCTTGGTATGCCGTAAGTAGTTTGCAATTGCCTTTGGCCAGTTCCTAAACCGAAGGTCGGTAATAAACCGCCAGCAGTTTTAAGAGTGTCCAAACCTAAATTTTGTTGTGCTGCCTGTTGTGCAAAAAGAGCATCTAATTGGGCTTGGTCTAAGCCTCTCTGCAATTGTCCAAAAGAAGATAGATTTCTTATATCTTCTGTTTGTCCTTTTCTTAATGCATCAGCTAAGTCTTGTTGCGAACTAGCAGACGCTCTGAAAGCTCCTGCTTCAGCTGCTCCAAGATCTCCTAATAAACTAGCAAGTCCTCTCTGAGCTGCTCTTGTACCTCTAAAATCTTCTCTGGCAGCATCTAAGGATTGCCTAAATCCACCAGATCTAATGTTGGCTAAACTTTCTGCTAATCCTCTTCCTCTGGCTCTTTCTAAATCTTCTCTTTTTAATCTTCCTCTAGAACCAAAAGCAGACTCGCCTACTCTTGAAATATCGTCTGCTAATAAAGCTTGATCTTCTACAGCAGCTCTTCTATTAAAATCATCTATAGTTCTTTGTACTACTTGTTCTTCAAATGGATCGTAGTATTGATCTATCATGCTTGGATCAAATTCCATATCAGCAGCTCTTCGACCTATTTCTCTAGCTGCAGTAGTTCCTTCTAACAAAGCTTCCAAACCTGAACCAAATTGTCTTTCAGCCGTTTCTAAGAATGGTCTAAAAGAATCTAAACCTTCTTGTTGTCTAGCTATAGCTTGTTGTTCTAGCTCACTAAGTCCCGCTACATCTTTCAAAGGAACATCAGATTGTAATCTCTGTTGCGTAATCTTTCTTAGCTGATCAATAAAACCGGGTGTGTCGGCAGTTCCAAAATAAAGTTCCCTAATTAAAGGATCTACAGTAGTTAAGTTTTCTACTTGCGATGCAATAATAGGATCAACAGCTCGTTGATCACTTAATGGAACGATATCAGAAGGGTTATTATAAAACTGTGCACTCATGCGAACCTCTCAAAATGTTTCATTAATTTCATCATATTAGCTGCGCCTTTCTTTCTGTTTGGTTTACCGTTTGGTATTAATTCTAAACCAACTTTTGATTTTGTGATTTTAAATCCACCTGCTCCGTTGTTAGCTTTTGCAGTCATAACAAACTCGCCATCACTTAACATAGCTGGTATATCGTCAGAGGTTCCTGTGCCTGGACCTACAGATTCTCCGCCACCTCGCATATCTAGTTCAGCTATACCGCCTTCAGCAAAACCAAGATCAAAACCTCTAGAATAAGGTCGTGGTTCTGGTCTTAAATCTCTTATATCTTTTTGACCAAACTGATATTTTTTAGCTTCTTGCTCTGCTAACTTGCCGTAAGCAGTAGATAGAGCCAACAAAGCAGGATCTAAATTAAGAACTGATTCCTTTGTTCTATTTAATGAATCAACAAAAAAATCTTTAATTTTATCCTCAATACTTTTTTTAGCAGGTACATCATCAGCTTCATTAAATGGAATATCTATAAATGGAACATCTATTGAAGGCGGGACAAAACCTATAGAAGTAAGATCTGACAAAGAAGGTGTTGAAGGTGTTTGTCCATAAACAACCATATCTTCTATGCCTGTCGAACTTACATTAGGTAAGCCACTAACGTCTGTTGGTATGGATGATATATCTCCTGTCTGAGTCATTTCTCCACCTGATAATGATGCTTGGCTTTCTCCACCCGATATCGCTGGCTGGCTTCCTGAAGTTATTTCACTTGCTACATTACTTTTATCCATTAAAGCTTGCATTTCAGGAGAAACAGTAGCTCCTGCTTTCACACCTTCTGCAAAACCAACGCCATCTTTTACACCTTTAATACCACTTGCAACCGTAGCCATAGCTGCTGATAGTGCAGCTCCCTTGGCTCCCTCAGTAACTACATCTTTTGGTTTCTCGCCTTTTAGAAAAGATCCTGCGGCGGCTCCTATACCACCCGCAGCAGCGGCAGCTCCTATCGCAGTACCACCCATAGCTAAAACAAATGGAGCAGCAAACGGCAATCCTACTGCAAGTCCTACTGCAGCTATCGGAGCTATTTTCTTACCTAACTTCTTTAATTTCTTTGATACGCTACCTTTTATACCTAAGGCTCTTTTTAAACTAAACCCGTATTCAGGTAGTCCTGTAATAGGATTTATAGAGGCAGTATCTGAACCAACGAAAAATGAATCAAAATCATCATAACCTTTGTCCTCTAATTTCTTTTTAAGGGACATGAGCAGTTTGTTGTCTAGTATATCAGGCGGTAAAACCATCTCGCCTGTAGCCACATGAGCTAATGTATCGTCTTCAAATCTTCCTAATGTAGCTATACCTTTTAAATTTTCTCTTAATTCTTGCATATCATCATGAAATTGTAATTGTTACTGCTCCCAAAGAGGAGGTTATAAATGCAGGAAACTTAACATTCTCGTTAGTTACTGTAAGTAAGGCGAAGGGAGTGCTTAAATTAACAAACTCTACCCCATCGAATAATTGTAGGCTGTTAGTAGTTGTGTTAAAAATCAACGAACCTTCGTTAAAGTTTAACTCATCTCTTTCAGCTTCTGTTAATTGTAGCGTATTGTTTGGGTCAAAACTACCTAAGTTGATCTCTAAAATACGTATTAATCTATTGAATAATTCAGGAGTTACCTCATTACTAGCTAAAGGTAATCTTGTAGTTAATAGTTTTGACATTACCTTCTACCATCAGGTCTGATATCTAGTCTCGTAGATCCAAACCTCCAACCTACTCCAAGATTAGTGCCATCTCCATCATTTGATGATATACGTATGACTGCTTGTCTGCCCCTAGCTCTAATATGTGACTGTTGAGTAGAAGGGCTAATAGTAGATGTGCTCGCTGTAGATAAAGAGTCTCCAGGGAAGTTTCTAGTTTTGGTAATTATGTTTACTGTAGAGTTAGCATCTGTATCTAAAAACTTTATGTCAGGTATTAGCCTTCTCATAAATACGAATTGATCGCCGTCTCCTATGTCAAAATCAGACGACTCTATAAAAACATTAGTCATCTCTGAGCCGTCATCATCAAACCCGTCTTCATGTTCATATAAATAACCACCTGATACAGCTTGCGGGTAATTTTCTATACCTGCATCTAACCAAGCAGTTCTAGATAGTTGCCCGTAGTACCAGATGTTATCTCTGTAATTAAATATTACATATCTATCTATTTCTGTAGAACTAGCTGAAGGATAATACCAACCAACTTCAGAGTGTTTATTATTGGTAAATGCTTGCACCTTATATATTTGTGCGTCATTTATATCGCTAAAAACATAATTTTTGACAGTACAAGGTAATTCTTGAACACTACCGTTGTAAGTGTAAAAAGAATCATACGACATAAAATAAACACCATCAGGAGCTGTTACTGCTGCTTTAGGTCCAACCAATCCTGTTGATTCGTTAATTAAATTTAAAGCAAATGTAAACGGTGGACCTACAAACTGCATGTTATAAACAGAGGTATCGGTAAATATTATAATTTCTTGTCTAGACTTAACTGCTCCCATAATCTGAGATCCTGAAGACAAACGCAACGAGCCCGCAGTATTAGTAAGTTTAGGTTCAAACTCTAATAAATTTTCTTGATCACTAAAAGCAATAAACATAGGATCTATAGCTTGAGTTCTTGCTGTACCAGCTGCGTTCAAAGGATCTGCACCAAGAACAATTAAATGTCTATCAACTTCCGAAGTTAAAACCTGTAGTCCTAAAGTTGGCACAAGATTTGCTCCTGCAATTCCTGAAAGTTCTTGACCTCTTTTTGTGTTTTCTGAAGATGCTGCACTACTAGGTAACCCAGCACTTTGATCCCATCTGTAAATACCGCCTCCTCTTACGTTAAAAACTAAATCTTCGCCGTAATTATCATGTGTATAAATTCTTAGTTGATTAAGTGCTGATAAAGGAGTGGTAGAACCCCAACCACTTGCTCCCCAAGCGCCTACACCCCAACCAGTAGATTGCACAAATACATCAAGACCTGTATTTATTTGATAGTAGCCATCAACGCCTGCTCCACCATTACCTGAATCACTAGAATTTGCTGTTACTGTACTGCCTGATGTGTCTTTTGCTGTAATTTTGTACGAGTCTCCGTCAACTATACTAGTTATTTGATATTCTTGATTTAAAACAGCTGCAGTTATGTTACCACCTAATGTGACTGCTCCTTCGATACTGACAAAATCATTTTGTACTGCACCATGACCCGTATCTGATACGGTCAATTCAGATGAACCATTCGTAGCAGAAAAAGTTATGCTATTTGTACTGGTTTTTCTTATTGGTGTTATATCTGAAAAACTTGCGTTGTTTTCTACTACATAATATTTGAAATGTGTACCTATGCCTAAAAACTTTGTACCAGCAAGAGATATCCAATTATGCAAAGCTCTAGCAGTTCCTTCATATGCTGTATTTATTATTTTTGACCAGCCGCCAAACTTCTCTGGCCGACCCATACGAAACCTTACTAAATTACAATCAAACCATCCCCCTTCATTATCATATGCGGTTCCTTCTCTATTTATACCTGGTCTGAAGTCTTGTCTTTGTAGTGTCATTTGTTTCCAATAAAAGTTGCTCTAAAGATTGATTTAAACTCCTCAAAATATCTACTTGCTCTAAGTATTCTACCTTTTTCTGAAAAGTTTTTGTCAAATTCCTATTCGGAACAAAAACAACTTTATCTATCATTAGTGCTACGAAGGCAAATATATCAACTTCATCTGAAGCATAAAGTCTTTTTTGTACTTTGTTTGTTTGTTTTTTAGCTAAATCCCAACGACACCAAAGATCTTTTCTCTTTAAGAATGTAGCATTTGTTGTTTTGACCTGTATTTTATAATTTATATGATCCTTAACTACCAAAAAATCAAATCTACTGCTTGGCTCTGCAAAGTAAATATCGTCAAAAACCCTAGACAAGTAACTTGCCGCTAGAAACTCTCCTGACCTACCAATCACTATATTTTGGGGGGTCATGCGCCTCCTGGGTTAAAATAAACTTTTATACACTATTGGTAAAAGCAAGCTTATTATAATACCCGCTATCCACCATAATCTTTGTGAATTTACGGATATCATACTTTCTAATCTGTCAAATCTTTCATAAGCATGCGTCCATCTCTCTGAACATACTTTTTCATGTGTTTCTAATTGATTTGCAACTTCTTTGACAGTAGATCTAGACATTAATAACTCCAAATGGTTGGTCTTAGTTTGCCATGATTTACTTCTGCTATATCGAGATGTATAAATCGACCTTGTCCTTTTTGATTGACTCCTATACCTGTAAAACCGTGTTTAGGAGCAGTAGCAACTATTTGGTAAGCCTGTTCACCATGTGACAAAATATCAACTGCTAAACCCATAGCATGCGTGCCAGGCTTGCTTTTATTTATTTCATTAGGGTGTTCGGTACATCTGAAGCCAGAAGTTATAACAAAAGGAAAACCTAACTCAGTCCTTAAACTCTGCAACTTATCAACTAAATTGTGGCTTATAAGATTTTTTCCACAATGCCTACAAGCAAATTCATCTAAATTGAAATTTTCCCAAGTCATTATTGATTTCTTCTATCTTGTTGCTGTTCTATTAATTTTTTTTTAGCTTAAGATCAACTTTTTGTACTGTTAGTTTCATCTTAATTACCTTTAGTAACTTTCTGTTGTTTTTCAAAAGTTCTTAGTCCTGCCATACCGAGCATAGCCATGAGTATGGTAGAGAGTTGAGTAAAATCAAACTCTGGCATGTCTACTTGTAAACCTGACAAAGCTGCTATCCATTCGCCTACAGGTAAGACAATGAAGTGTACCATCATAGCTATTGAGCAGCCCCAGCCAACACTAGGTCTCCACCCAGCTACAAACCAATTTTTACTAGCTGCTTCAATTTTGTTGACTTCTATTTGGGAAAGATTGGCTGTTTGTAATTGTGTTTTGAGTTCATGCTCTAGTTGCATCTTTAAATTTTTGTCTGCAACAAATTTATTCAGAACATTTCCCGCTATGCCAACTACTGAATTTGTTATTGGATCTGCCATTTTTACCTCAAGTTAGATGCACTAAAAACTAAAATTAAAATTATCAAACAAAATAATCCAATCGAGCCAAACATCTTGCATGCCTCTAATCTTTCAGCTTTTTTTCTAGCTGCTATGTCAGCTTTGCTTGGTCTGCCTCTTCTTGTGTATTTAAAAGGTTTTGCTTTTGCCATTTTATATCTCATGTTTACCAATCGGACATGTATTGCCTTTCAAAAAAACTTTTAAAGGCATAATACATTTACAAATATTACAGGTTTTTATGGATTTTTTGTAGTTTTCGCAAGAACTACAGACGGCAAGTTTTTTGTCCCTAATTGCTTTTAGCTCCACTACTCAACCGTAGAGCTTAACCATTTTTCCCCTTCAGTAAGACCTAAAGAATTTCTAGCAAACTGCACAAAGCCGTCTATATTTGAAACTTCTAATAAACCGTAGGCTTCAAACAACCTATTTCTACCCTCAAAGAAAACTACAGAAGGCACAACAGAAGGAGCAAAGAACGGAGTTTTATCTGTTAAATAAACTTTATACCACTTTATTTCTGAAACATTAGAAAACGCATTTTCTAATAAAGTTTCATTTTTAGTGCAATCTGCACAATCTTTTTGCGTAAGTAAAACAGCAAACTTTTGTTCGGGACTAGCTTCAAGAGTTGTCTCTAAATTTTCTAATTTTATTTCTATCATACGGTACACACCCTTACTGATATATTTGCTACAAAACCTGCTGGGCAAATATAGTTTGCATATTGATAAAACATCCAAGGTTGATCATTATGGTTTACTCCTGTTTGTCCTGGTGTTTGAGAAGTAGCTGCGTTCCGTGTATTAGTCACTCCTTGATCATTAAAACCAGAGGGACAAAGTGGTGGTGTAGCGTAAGTAGCAGCTGGCGTGCCTCCTGATGCTCCCCAGCAAGGAAATCCACTTACAGTAGCCATATTAGAAGTATTATTGTAAAGAGTAGAGCCTACTCCGTATTGTCCATATACAACATTTACACTTGCACCAACACCTCCCACTCCCATGTTTGCATACACAGCATTTCTCTCTGCTTCAGAGTTTTGCGGTATCATCATGTCTAAAGCATTATTGTTACTTATCTTCATCCATCTACCGATTTCTGGTCTATTATTACCATCAGTTCCAGCCCCCATTCTAAAAGTGTACGAGTTGCCGTCTTGTAATCTATATAAACTCATTTTTTAAGTTCTTCTATTTCTTTTTGTTGTTCTTTTATAGCTTCGACTAAAAGACCTATCATGTGTCCGTAGTCCATTCTTTTATGTTCATCTTCAACCACCAACTCGGGTAAAACTTTTTGAACTTCGTCAGCTACTAAACCTATATCTTTTCTGCCTGTGTCTTTCCATTTATAACTAACACCCCTCAACTGTTGAACTTTTTCTAAAGGGTTTTCTATAGTTTGTATATCTTCTTTTAAAGCTGCATCTGATGAATAAAAGAAAGCTGCAGAAGTGACGCTAGTAGTAACTGTAACCGCACTAGGTAATCCCACAGTAACTGCTGCTGTTTCTGACCCAGAACCTGAAACTTCTATTTCATTAGTGGTTCCAGCAACTGTAGCCACATAATTTCC